GCCCGTGGTTCCTCTAAAAGGGGGTAGAATTAAATCTAATGCTGAATTTTATAGAAGCAGCAACTACTTCTCTTGTGTTAATAATGGGTTCACACCCATTTAAGCACGCATGGGTAGACTATAGTCTACCCGCATTATACTAGCTACCAATGAGCTAGTATAGTGGAATCCAAAATGATATTCTTCAATCTGAGCGACTAATTCAAGCCACTCTACTTCTTCTCCACCATAACGAGTCATGAAGCTTGAAAGCTCCAAGTACTTGCCACTGCGGTTCTGAGTATCGTGGTATCCTGAGGTTATAACATTGCTGTAACCTGTTCGTCGTTTAAAACGTTTCCTGAGGGCATCCATAATCAATGAGCGCGGTTCATTCACTAAACCAGCTACTACACTTGACATAAAGTCCTCCATCTTCTGTTCAAAACTCAGTTGTTTGAATACTGCTTGTGTAACTCCTAGCATTATTGCAGTTATATCTCCATCTACACGTCCTAATCCACGAAATATGGCTCCTAAATTTCTATTGGGAACCCATTCACCTTGGGTGGTTTGGAAGGGGGAGTACTTCAAGAACTGCATATTCTCAGGTGAATCACGTGATTCAACAGTGATCACATGACCTACTGAGAGAGAGGCTTTACAAATGATTTCTTCTTTCACTTCAATGGGAGCTTCATCAAAGAAGCCAACGTAAGTTGTCTTCTCTGAAGTAAATTTGTTCTCATTATAATAGTGAATATATACACGTACGGCTATCGCTATTGAAGTTGAGGCTACATCATTGACAATCGTCGTTTCAGGGCAACCACTACCTTGAAATATTGTCTTTGGCCTAACCTTCAAATACTCACCCCTATTACTTGGGTTCGTTAATATGATAGTCTCTCGTAAACGTGCATAATTAGCTGAAATCATCGAAATCGCCACTCCCATCCGTAGCATGATTAAACCCAAAATGTAAAACATAGCGGAAGTGTTTCCAGCATCACAGCTAGATATATCTGCATCAAAGCGATAAACACCTCCGTCACGGTCTACATAGCGGAAATTCATGTCATCTGAGTATACCTGGGCATGCAATCCCTCTTCAGTTACATCACTAAAGAGGTTGTCTTCATCCAGGGACTTGCGGACTTTCAAATACAGAAAAGAGCCTTCATACATTATCACGTGAGCTCTACAGAAAAACGTCTTTACATACTCGAATATCCATCCAAGTTGTAGTATCGTTTCTCCATAGGTCACATATAGTCTTCCAAACTTTCCTGGTTTGGCTGGTTCGTTCTTGAACTTCGCCTCAGGACTTTTCCCTTGAATAACATTAGCATATGTATGGCCATTCAAGTGCAACACTTGCTCGAACCAATTATGGTATAATTTTCGTTTTGGGGATGGTTTGGGAGTCAAATAATATGCGTTACCTCTTCCTAGGGGTTTCAAAATCAAATTATATGTTACATAGTTCAACCGAGCTGCTAGTGCATCAAAAAGATACAACACAAACCAGCCCAATCCTACCATGCTACTCCAAAGAGCATACAAATAAATCATCATATGAGACCTTCTTGAAAGCACATCAGTGAAAAAAGAGCCCACTCGTTGACGTGCTAACTGTTCAACTGGGGTTTTTTCACTGAAGAACACCCGTTTGGTGTTCTTAGTTTCTTTGGGGATAATTACTGAAGCGTTAGAACAGACAGACAATAGGCTTTTGTTTATTGCAAAATGATTCAGGATTTTAAGCTGATTCGTTCTTAACTGAGCATCATCTACTCTGGCCTTAAACAAGCGAGATGTAGCTAAACTATAATTAAGACCATTGGCATCCAATAAACAAAAGTCATTATCTCCAGAAATACGAGTGAACTGAGTCATGTATAACTTGGGGTGTTCACATCCCAAAGTTTTAAACATGCCTACAGGCTCTCCGTCTTTCTCAAATTCATAACCTTTGGAAGCAATTACTTCCCAGTTACCATTGTAACTGAGATCCTGTGGTACCTCACAATCGACCCCATAAACTCGGAACATAGATCCATGATCAACTGGCATTCCTAATCGTCTGACATAATCAGAATAATCAAGGGTTGATGGTTGGATGAAAGTCCTAGCAGTAGGGTCTTTTGTTAAGGCAGCCACATTTAAAGCTCCCACAACATTCGCACTTCGACAACTTTGTTGAGTAACAAAAACAGAGTTTACATAATATGATATAGATTCAACTATAACATCCAACCTATCTTCTGTTTGGTACTCTTTCTTAATACATGCCAAAGCAGTATTCAGAAAATTCTCACACAAATATGGGTTGGGAAACTTGTTTTTCAATGTTTTCAACATTAAAGTGTTTACGGTGTAATATTGTGAAGGGCACTGAACATTCCCACGAGTGTGAGTAGGGATGTTCAAAACCTTGACGTTGTCATTCGAATCTAAAGAAACTTTATCCTCCTCTTGTTCAGAGGGTACCTCATCGGTTAAAATCTTCGAAACGACAACATCAACATTTATAGTGTCAACTTTAATATCTTTCTTTGCAGGTGTTACAACCACATTCATGGTTGTAGTATTCTTAGCGGGGGGTGATTTGGGCACAACTGGTGGGGTGGGAGTAACGACTTTCGGAGCATAAAACTCACGCAATTCTTCCCATTCATCCCCATCAGTTGATTCTTCCTCATCATCATCCGATAAGATATCGTACATGTTATTAGTAACCACCGGGAAGCGCTGTCCCACAGTCCCAACCCGTGAATCTTCAGCCACAGCTTTCACTGGGCATACTTTTTGGGTTGGGGTATGAGAATGCTCATCGGTTACTCCACAATCACATGCAAAATCGTGTTTGCATAGTATTTGGGGAATTGGCCGACTTTCCTTCTTGGCGTTACTTTGGTGCTTGCGTTGACTAGCACCAGTTAATCCACTCCTGGCTTTTGGGTGGTAATGTCCTTTGACACAGCAACGAGTGTCCAGACATACAAGATATTCAGATTTTTTCCCGACTGAAGGGGGAGTTTGGTGGCTCCTACCGGTTTTTACAGCGCTCACGGTTGCGGTACTTGTTTTTAGTTGTGTCATATTCTTATAAAAAGGGGGTTTTTGTAAATTATGAACAAAAATAAATGACAGATAGATATTGCATAGCACGGGATCTACTCGATACTGTGTTAATTTGGCTAATAGCATAGTCATGATGTCACATGATTCTATTTTGGCGCGAACGCCCGCTATAGTTGACTAACCTTCTTCTCAGTTGGGGGCTTTTGGCACCCCATATTAGATATAATCACAATGTTATCTCATTCCCTCCCGGGAACTTATTGCTTGACTGAAGCAACATAACAAGTGAGATCCATGCACAATTCATATATACCTCTTTATAATTGGGATCATGAATAGATGAACTACAACACACTCAATTACGGAGCATATTGGACTAGAAACACGTGTGTTTCTATATACTTACTTAGGCATATTAGGTTAGCTTGCCAGCTACTTGAGCAACAATTGCTTGTTACCCTTTGAACGTTTTGGGGCCCCCTTGCCTCCTTTTCTACGTTTTATTTTAACTGAATGAGTGGGTGATTTAAATTTAGTTTTTTGATTAGAGCCAGATGGAGATAAAATTGATGAAACCATATGAACACCACTGGCAACTGCACCAATGGGTCCTGGGATCATAGAAGCTACTCCTGAGACTCCTTTTACTAAACTTAAAACCTCGTTCCAAAATCCTGGATTATCTTTACTAGGCACAGCTACAGGTAAATTTTCCTGTATTGCGCCATATAATTTGAAAGCTCGAGGATCTCTAACGGGGGGTGGTTGTGATATTCCATGCAGAAATGACCCATATGTAGTTGCCATCTCTACTGCCACCCAGTTCTTCAAAATGAAGGATTGGTTGACAGTAGTGGCTGGAACAATTACTTTGAACACTATTGTGTCAAAATGATTGTCCCAAAATAATGGAACTCCCTTGAAGGGAAGTTGAGTCACTCCAGTTGACACTGCAGCTATACTAGCATACATGGTGGAAGATATCCAAGAGTTATCAATTATATTAGAAAACTCAAAAGTACCTGCTCCACCATTACGATTCATACTGACGCAATAGGCTCCTTGTCGTACAGGAGCCATGAAAGCGCCAGTTGACACAGCATCTGGAATTAGACCGGAAGCACCGGTGATTGTTAATCGTGAATCTGAAATGGTACCTCCACTAGCTGTACCTGGTGTTTGGACCAGTTGTAGTGGGGTTTTAAATACCTGAACAGTACCGTACTGATTAAATGCATTGGTTGTGCATTCTAACTCAGCTGATAATGATACCAACCTAGCAGCGCTAATGTTTTTGGTATTATCATTACCAGTTTGAGAAATTGAACCGAACCAATCATCAAACTCAGTTTTCGTTTCGTTATACATGCCACCACCAGACATATCTGATGGTTCCACTCCCAAAGTTGGGTACAACGAACCTGTCAATGGAATGCCACCTGCCGTTGGAAAATACGACAGGGAATAGCAAGCCATAGGCAAGGTTGGAGTACACACAATAAGAGTGGTTTTTCCGGCTATACAATTTATTGAAATTTGACGGGAAAATTTTTGTGTAAACGTATGTTCACCAGAACCATCAGGGATTCTAGGAACAATATCGTTATCAGGTGCGCATGTTGCGGCTTTAATGAAGTTTTGTGATGTTGAAGTTAAGGAAGACATAGTTTTTGGGAGATATTTGACCTTTCTGCTTTACTTACGGCACCTCCCATCGTTTAACCGGTAGCTCTGAAAGAGGGCGATCTGGATGGGTTCCTTTTCTCAAGGTTGCGGAATTCCGGGTTAATGGTGTTCAAACGTCAAATGGGTAGGCCCCGATATCCTATGTTTACGGAGTTATGCTGATATCACTCATTTCTAGGACGATAAGAAATAAGTGTGTCTTAATCAGTTTGGCTGGATAAACACAACAATATTAGCCACACATAGTAGCCTTAGGGGATAGAAGCCTTCCCCATATGTAGCCCTAACACCTCGGCG